AGAGAGTTCAAGTGAATTATGAACAGTCTCGTTAAATTGATTTATCACAGCATTGTAGTTGTTTGGCAGTACCACCTGAGACAATCCTACGAGTTCTGCGTTGTAGAAGATTCGGTCTTGGTCATCAGGGTATGGTCCCATTGTTTCAATACTGAATGAGTTAGAGTAGCCACCTACGAGTAGGTCATATGCTAGTTTGGCATAAGCGTTCTCTTTAACTGCGTACTGAATAGCTGAAACGACAACACGATTTCCTTGCTTTGCAACACCGATTACTTTACCAATCAGGTTACCGAGCGAATCTACATGGTCGGCAGTAAGTTGCTTCCCATACTGGGAAATGTCCATCGAGTTGATGTCATACTTTGTGCCGTTACGCTGAACAGAATCATCTGTGATTGTTAGACCACCAGGGAAGGAGATAAGTCCGTCACCTTCGTCTACATAGCTGTTCTTAGAAACTGAGACTTGTAATTGGTTTTTTGTTTTATCCATTTACTTCTCTTTCAATGTTTCTTTTTACTTTTTTAAGGTCTTTTTGTCTTAGGGTTATCTATATCTCGGTCCTTTAACTAGGCGCTGGATACCTTCAAATATCATTATACCAGATATGCTAATTTAGAGTGTACCAGCCACCTCCGTAAAGGTTCATGAGACGTTTGAAGTAGAGGTCATACTCCTTAGCCACTGGTTCCATTCCCCACTTGCTACGCGCCTTGCTGCGCAGGTTCTTTCTCTTATTCGCACTGAACCCAGCTGTTGCTTCAGTAGCATTTAGGAAGTCTTGGAAGTCATAGCAGCGGAAACCGTTCTCACCGTTACGGACTGTCTCATTGTAAACACCAAACGGCGTGGTAATAACAGGCACGCCAGAGAGTTGAGCTTCAACATGTGTACCTTCGAATGGTCCTAAGTAAATCGTAGGGGTAAATACTGCTTTGGCGTTAGACATCAGTTCGCCGCGCTGTTCCACATTAACCGTACCGATGTATTCCCCATAACCAGTGAACTCTTGGTCTTTATCCATTTGACCGGCGAGAATAAGCCTTTTATTTAGTCTCTGACAGACCTCCTGAGCTACCTTGTAGCCCTTGCGGTCAATAAGCCGACCAATGTATAGGTAGTAGTCATTGTCTCCTTCTGGGAGCCATTTTGGAGCTTTCTGTGTTTCGGCGAAAGGAAACTCATTTACATCCCAGTAGTTTGGAATGACAGTCTCGTAAAAATCGCCATTATCCTGCTTAAGACGACCATGAATGTAGTTCTCCCATGCGTAAGACTCGAAAATCTTGTACTTAGAGAAGACGCCTTCATAGCCAATACCGGCTTCTACGGTCATGTTACTAGGAAAAGCATCAGCTACCATCTTCTGACAAACACCTGCAAAGGTGAGAATTAGGTCTTTTGGCGCGATACGCTCACCAATTTCTTTAATAGCATTCTGATTAAAGTGAACCCAGTGGGCTTCCTCTGGTCCCCAAGTGATGTTGTAAAAGGTCTTTTTGTACTCTCCAGCATCGCCAAAGAACTCAAACTGCTTCTCTTTAGTGATACAAGTGATAGTTTCTCCCTTAATTTGAGGGTCGAACTCCTCACTGCCATAAACAAACACCTTATAACCGAGCTGCTGCATCATAATTGCAAGCTTGCGAACCTTCTGCGTGTAGGCACAGGAGACATATTCTGCCGTTACTTGCGTGTGTGGAAGTGATAGGATATGCAGCGCTGGTTTGTTTTTCATTTAAGTCCTCCGTGTTTCTCGGCTTCAAGTACTATTTTCTTTGCTTTTCTTTTTGTTCCTATGAGTAAACGGCGATTAGATAGGTTTATAACCATCTCAAAAGATGGAATGTTGTAGGCTTCTATGTAATCACCATTCTTTTTATCGACACCAATAACCTCATGTCCACGCTGTTTAGCTTGGGCAACGACCTTCTTACCTAGTCTACTTTCAGATTCGGTTATTAGTGTGTACATTATGATACTGCGTCTGTGGTTATCTGTACTGGTTCAGGCAACGGCAATGGTTGGTAGCCATTTCCTGCCAGTGGGTCAATAAGATTTACCTTGTCGGCGAAAGCCTTGAGTACATCTAGTGGAATACGAATCGGAGCAGTGGCACTTTGATAACCCACCACTTGAATCGTTACCTCTCCACCATATTGACCTGGGTTGAGTATTAAAATATCTTTTGCATCTACGCTTGTTGGTTGAATATCCATATCTTCTCCTTTAATGATACATTTCTAACATATTGCCATACCATGCTGGTCCCTTCGCGATAACAACTGAACCAACCTGTCCCGTTCCACCAGAACCACCAGAGGTTGTACTTGTATTGCCCTGGAAGCCAGCTGAACCACCCGTACCACCAGTTTGAATCCATGTTGCATTATTAACTAAAACGGTTCCATAATAGAGATAGGCAATTCCAGCATTTCCGCCACCTCCGCCACCACCTCCAAGACCACCAGCAACAGCTCCACCATAAGCATAGCTTACACCACCATTTCCCCCATTTCCCCCGTTAGTTCCAGATGTATTAATAGTACTTCCTGTATTCAGAATAATTTCACTTGCGCGTATAACAAGATGCACCCCTGGCCTACCGGCCATACCACCAGCACCACCGCCCCCACCAGAGCCATAACTGATACTATAGCTTCCGCTGCCACCCGTATAAGCATATGTTCCCCCGCTCGAGTTGCCATTTCCACCATTATTACCATACGAAGAGCCTCCTGCCCCAGAACCATAAGCATTTGTATATCCTACGACAGTCCCAGAAGTACGTGCCCAATATGCGGCAGCACCACCACCGCCACCAGCAGAGATACCGCCATTACCCCCAGGCACAAGCACATTAGCGTTTGCAGTTACTCCAGTTGACGCAGATACGCCCCCACCCCCAGCGCCACCAGGAGTTCCGCCCTCACCGCCTATTGAAGTTGTTCCGCTCCAGCTACCGCCGCCACCTCCACCGCCAAACCCAAGCGATGTTGCAGTAGAGGTACTCCACTGCCCCCCCGTTCCACCATAAGCACAACTCGGATTAGAATAGGTGTACCCACCAATAGTGGTTGTCCAAGAGTTTTGTCCATTAGCTATCTTATTGTGAATATCAATCGTTCCATTAATCGTAACAACGCCAATCGCACATAAATAAAGAACGGAACCGCTCGTACTAGATGTAGAGAGCGTTCCGCCCGAATCGACAGTTATGTTTCTATAGTTATACTTGTGGTCAAGCAAAAGATTAACGGTTTGTCCGCTAGTTACATGCAAATCACCATCTGAGCCGTCGCCAAGCATTGTATAGAATCTTTGTCCTTAGTGTTTTATCTACTACTTATTATAGACTACAGACCATTAAAGAAAAAGAGGAAGTTAGTTCCGCCGAGAGAAGATACAAAACTTCTTGTTGCTGACCATGCTCCAAAAGTATTGCTGCCCGTAGGGTCCTTTCCCCTTACCCGCCAATAATAAGTGGTCTTGTCGTCAAGCTGTATTTGAAGCATATATCCAATGGTATTGCCACTAGTAAAAGGGTCAGTATCGCTTCCCGTAGTTATATTTGAAAATCCGGAACTAGTAGATGATAGTGCATCAATAATTGGTGAAGAGCCTTGACTATCAAACGTGGCAGTAATATCAACTTGTATTTCGTAGGTGATAGAATTTCCCTCAAGGTCTGCACCTATAAAAGTAAATTGAGGCTCTGGTGTCCAGACGGTAGAGGAATCCAGGGGAGAAGATAGCGTTACAGATGGGGGTGCATTCAGAAACGACCAGCCACTGTTATTTCCTGAATCTGTGGAAGCATATGCTATAAATGTTCCACCACCAGCAGCGGCACTATCTTCTATGTCCGTGCTGTAAACAGTCTGACTAGTAGCAGAAGAAAGAGTATATCTAGTTCCAGGAGTTGTAGAGCGTAGTTTGCCTCCAGAAGTTGTTAATGAATTACTAATTCTATATGTACACGAAGCGGTAAAATCTACCTGTACAGTGCCAGAAATTGATAGATTTCTTACTGTAGATGTCGCCCCAGTGGTAGATTGAAATATAACTTCTGCTCCAGCCACTGTAGAAGTTATATTAATAGTACCCCAGTTAACGGTGTTAGCGTTGCCAAAATAGATAGTTGCTGGCGTACCAGAATAGGCAATATTAATGTTAAGGGTAGTGTTTTGATAAAAACTATAAGTAGTAGAAGGGTTCATTAAGAAAATGTCATTGCGAGAACCGCTCACATAAAGGTTCATTGTACTTGTTCCAAGGTTCATCGTACCACCAGTATATGCTATACCCCAAGCAGAGATATTCATAGTATAATTATTGGAATTATACGTTCCCCCGCGCATACTAATAATACCGGTCATATCTGCCATTTGGTTCAAGGTGCCGCCATCTACTAGTACCTGACTCACCACATCTCCTGAGTTTAGCGCTACGGTTGTACCGCTCTCAATCCAGGCCACGTCTCCATACGTTGGGACACCCGCACCACCAGCACCCCCTACTGTTGACGACCAAACAGCTGCACTACTCCAGTTGCCACTAGCCACAGAATAATAACTTGCCATTTACTAGTACCCAGCTTGGTCTGCGGCAACGCATATCCATTTTGTGGCGGTTGAGTCATAGATAAAACCGATAAGATGTGTTTTACCTGCAACAGTAGAAGTTAACAAAGAAGTTGCCCCAGATGTTATATAAATTGAGTTCCATGTAATGGTGCGTGAAGTACCATTGTCTTTAATACGAAACAATAACTTATCGCCATTTGTAGTGCCAGAAGGAGCATTGATAGTAAGGTTAGAGGCCAGTGCCGTATAAATATACATATCATACGTTGACGAGTTAGGAGTCAGCGATGTTCCTGTGGCCGTTGAACTAACACTAATAGTAACCGCTGGACCTGTTGGACCTGTACTACCCTGCGTTCCTGCAATCCCCGTAGGACCGGTTGGACCCTGCGGTCCGGTTGCGCCAGTGAAACCATTAGTACCGTTTGTTCCGGCTGGACCCGTAGGACCAGCTATACCCTGTGGACCCGTAGGTCCAGTAGCGCCCCCCATTCCAGGTGCAACATATTCCCATTGTCCGTCAACGAAGTTCCAGACCTTTAATCTACCAGTAGTCATCTATATCTCTTTCGGATGTGTTTATATCTATCTTTTATTATACCTGAACAGGTTTTTCATCTGGGCGACCACTATAGGAGAGGAGAAACACACCTTAACCATTTCCGAGTCGGGCGCACCACCCCACGAACACACAATCCGTGACTTCTATGCACCTAGCGCCTCTGGTGCGACACGTTCCGACGGTATGTCTTACGGTCTAGGAACCGCCAATGCAGAGCAAAACTTCCCTACCGGTTCAGGTGGTGGTGGAGCTTTTGCTGGTAAGAACGCTAGTGCTGGACACAATAACATTCAGCCAACTCTCATCGGTTATCTGTGGCAAAGAACAGCTTAGGCTGTGCGCTTCCAGAGGTAGCCAACTACTGTAGGTTGGATAACATTGAATGGTGTAGAACTACCGGCTGGGGCGTTACCAAATTGCACCTCACCAGAGGTGGCATAACTATTTGTGCTATTCAAAGCACCGGTGTTTGCTTGGTAACCAAAGCCATAGTGATTGCCACTTGACCCCGCGCCGTTAAATAACCACTGATAGTGCGTGTGATTGTGCGTCGCCAATTCACCGGTTGTCATCGTGTGTTTCTCCTCTCCTATAGTGGTCCCTGCTGTCGTATTAAATGCAGAGCCACTAGTACTAGAAATACCAGCGAGAGAAAAATCCTATAACGGGTCTGTATAATGATTCTACTGGGCGACCACATCGACGGTCAGCATTGTTCCACCGTCTACACGAATTGTCATAGAGCCAACACTAGATGTCCAGTACAAATATATAACGTCTCCAGCCGTTACCGGCACATAAAAAGGGGTTATGTTCAACGAGCCGTTAGGACCTCCACCACTTGAGTTAGTGGTGTTATAAACAGAGGTGAGGCTAGTTGTATTCTTAAAAATATCTAGATAAACTTCTGCGGCAGTGTTGCTTCTTGAAGCCCAAGCAATAGTACCACTTACTAATATCTTTGTTACACCAGTAGGTATTAATATGCCGTTTGAAGACATAGAAAAAGTGCCATCACTAGAGGATATTGTGTTGAGCGCTAGTTTGTTTTTTGTGTATCCCGTGGCAGAAGCTGTATGTGTAGTATTTGGGGATATAGTAGCGGTGGCAACCCTTCTTCTTGTGTCGACATACGCTTTAACAGAGGACTGAGTTGGAATGGAAGTAGAAGAATTAGACACTAAGTCATTCTCGTTTTTCACCCCTGTTCCTGAGATTGAGCCATTAAGTTGTGGCGATTCTAGTGAATCGTTGGTTGAATTGTTCGTCGACATTTTTACCTCTGTTATTTTCGTTTTTCATCGCCCGATTAGGCAATACTCTTTACTCTTATTATACCGTATCGGACTTCCATTCCAACTCAGTCCTCTGTTAAAGCGTGGAGCTTATCTTAAATGGCTACTAATAACGCTGATAACAACTACGTCCTAGCAGCATTAAAGGCTGTTTACCCTGTAGGTTCTACCTATTTTAACGTCTCAGATAGTACTAATCCGGGTACATTATTCGGCTTCGGTACTTGGGTGGCTCTCGGAGGTGTGACTCTCGCTGGTATTTCTAGTACTAGTGGTAGCACTTTCAATGTTGCTGCTGGCACTACAGTTGGAGAAGAAAAGCATACACTGACCAATGGTGAAATGCCAGTACACAGTATAACTATTTCCCATCACGGCGACGAAGGTGGCTCTCTCATCCGTCAATTCAGTGGTACTGGTGGTACTACATCTTATATTTCATATCCGGGTTCATACAAAGCGCCTCCGGGAAGTACCAGCGGTGCTAACTCTTATCAATCCCCTACCGTAACTTGGGGTTCTAACACTCCACACAATGTTGTACAACCTACAGTGGTAGGTTATTTATGGCAGCGTACAGCCTAGGCGGTTCTTTTCCAAAGATACCCCACAACGCTAGGCTGCACAACATTGAATGGCGTTCCACCACCGGTGTAACCGGTGCTTCCTGTCATATTACCAACTTGTGTTCCTGTCGCATGGATAGGACCTCCAGAACCAGGGAAGTCATCAAGGTTTGTGGCTGCATTTTGCAGTTCACCTTCGTTCGCCACCACTTGTAGCGTACCCTTGTCGTGGTTGTGATAAGGAAGCTCTGCCACACTTTGTGTATGCTTTTCTTCTCCAACTGTGGTATACTTGACTAAACGTAAGTAATATTGCCCTGTGAGTTAATCACAGTCCATGTCGTATTTGCAGTGATACAAAGAAGTTCAATAACATCGAATTGATTGGTTGAGGCAAGATAGCCAGCAGAACCAGTTGATGTCGTTTGATTACCGAACTTAACAGATTGACCAGAGTTCTGTGCAATCTGCCAACCACCAGCTCCCATACCGACAATCTGGGTAAGGGACCCAGCAGCAGCAGTTGCAGGGAGCGTGAAAGTAACAATAGCAGCATTATTCGCTATATAGCGGATGTTATTTGCTATTGCTTGAGATGTTCCAGCAACAAAGTTGTTTGCTGTATAAGTAGCGTAAGTCGGACCGCTAGGACCAGTAGCACCCTGCGCACCTGTGTTTCCTGTCGGACCAGTTGAGCCTTGAGGACCTGTCGGACCGGTGAAGCCGTTAGTACCGTTCGTTCCGGCTGGACCCGTAGGACCCTGAGAGCCGGTATATCCCTGTCCACCGGTCGGACCGGTAGGACCGGTCGCACCAGCTGGTAGAACGATAGCGTCTGTGTCATCTGTATCAAACCAAAGCATGGCACCGCTAGGACCACTTGGAGCATCTGGTCCAACAAAAATGGCGGGTCCACTAGCTCCTGTAGGACCCGTAGAGCCATCAATACCCACGGTTCCGGCTGGACCAGTTGGACCTTGAATATTGCCCACATCTGTCCAGTCTGTTCCTGACCATACCCAAAGTTCACCGTTAATCAAATAGCCGTCACCAGGACTGTTTCCTGTTGACGGAAGGTCTGCTGGGTCCTCGAGCGTGCCAAGAATAGTTACAGAAGTACCGGCAGGACCAGTATAGCCTTGAGGACCAACAATACCTTGGGGACCCTGCGCTCCTGTTGCGCCCATAGCACCGGTGTAACCCTGAGAACCCTGTGGACCCGTTGGACCTGTATAACCAGAATCGCCTTGAGCACCAGTTGGACCAGCAACCCCAGTAGCGCCCGTGTATCCAGTTGGACCAGTCGCCCCAGCGGGACCGCTAGGACCCGTAGGACCCTGTATGGTACCAACATTATTCCATTCTGTACCATCCCAAACATATAATGAGCCATTAATAATATAACCGTCTCCAGCTGTATTTCCAGTCGCTGGTAAGGAAGCCACGTTCGGAAGCGTACCCTTAATGGTAATTGAACGTCCAGCAGGACCAGTCGCACCCTGTGCCCCAGTAGGACCTATCGAAGTACCGGTTACCGGCTCCCATTGACCAGAAGTTGTATTGTAGAATTTTATTCTTGACATCTATATACTCATTATAACTAAGCCTGAATATTGACTCCAATAACATGCCAGGCAGAAGCAGTGGCATTATAAATCATACCCACATATAACCACTTTCCTGCCGTAGTTGAGGTAGGCAGTGATACTCCGACTGGAACATAAATGGCATTCCAAGTCAGCGTGCGACTTGTTCCATTATCAAGTATTTCTAGCAAGATGCGCTTTCCGCTTGAAGAACCTGTGGGAGCGTTAATAGTTAGATTGGCGGCAAGAGCCGAAAATACAAATGTATCATAAGACGCGGCAGCAGGTGTTAATGTTGAAGCAGAGGTGGAAGAAGACACCGTTGCAGAGTATGTCGGACCCGTTGGACCCGTGTAGCCCGTAGGACCGGTAATTCCCTGCGGACCAGTAGCACCCGTTGGACCAAGTAGCGCAGCAGTACCGTCTGTTGGGTCTACCCAAA